TTGGAATGAAGCAGTCTGCTGTGACGTAGGAAAGTTTAACACCTTTATCCCAGTAACCCTTTATTACCATTCCACCTAAAGCGAATGTGTACTCTAGATACCTCTGAAACTCTTTGATAAAGTTATTTTCATCCAGAACATTCTTAATATCATCTGACAGTGTGTCATCAGAAATATTAATTGAGCACTTCTCATTGAAGATAAGAGCAGCCATTTCCTGTGATATGACTTTTGCCATGTTTAGCGATGCCATCTTTCTGCTTTTTTGCCCATCAATTGTATGGGACTTAACGTCATGCCATTCACTGTAATACCCACTGTATAGCGCTTTCCACATATCAATATGTTTGTATGACTCTTCATTAACAGGTATATCTTTTTTATCCGTTATCTTTTTAACTCCGCGGATTAGGTTCATTTTATATAGCCACCCCCTCACTTTTGCAACGATGTTTCTGAACATATTTTCACCGCCTAATATAGATCATTTGAGTCAACAATAAGTTGTGCAAGTTCATTTATATGGCTAGCTATATTACCAACAAGCATCGCTGTTTTAACTTCTCTAACCACACTCATTTTCTCACCGTTTTTATTGATTAAATCAAAAGATAGTTTAATCATTGGTTCGTCACCATTCATATAAGCATGCAGTTCTTTAACAGCAACTTTTAATTCTTTTTTATCTTGATTAATTACTTTATTCTCTTGTATCTTTTCAATCCTTAATGCCCATTCGCCATTAGCGATGCAACCAATACAAAAACAATCTTCAGAATGTGTTTTATTCAATTTAATCACCGCCTAATACTTTAATCCTAATTTTGATAGGTTGTCATTCACATAATATTGGAGCGCATCGCATGTATGATCATCTACCTTTATTATTTTAGGGTCGTCACTTTGTAGGGTATCTGCATCCCATTGATATTTCTTATGTTCTTCTATAAAGATCTTATTTCTTTCTGTATTTAACACGAAAAAACGTCCCTGGGCTAATAAATCCTGGACGTTATCAATCATGTCTATTTTCTTTTTCTTCGCTACTGGATGCAGCCTTATACCGTAGTCTTTAAAGAATTGATTACGAAGTGCACCTTCAGCGGAATCGATGGTTTGTTTATCAAAGTATCTGTTATAGATTTTAGTAACGCTGTCCATCCATTCTTTCAAGTCCTTAGATAACTCACTTGGAGCTTTCTTAACTACTTTATTAGCTGGACTGTAATAGTAAGTATCAAGCAAGATAACGTTTCTCTTCTTAGTAAACCCAAGTGCTAAATGAGTAGTAGCAGATACTTGGTGCCCTGTATCGGATGTTGTATCAATCAAAATAATGTCATCATCATTTGGCAGTTCATCGATTTCTTGAATATGATTCATGTTATAGACCATATCACCTAAACCAATGACTTCTCCACCATACATCCAGCGCCAGTAATCTTCGTCATGTATCTTATACTTCTCAATCTTCCTGATCATCTGCTGAGATAAGAATCCCTTTTTATCATCCATATAAGTTGAATGATGAATGAAATAATCATCGTCACCAGCTTTACTATCCAACCACTCATTTATCCAGCTATATGGATTTCTAGGGGGGTTGTATGAGAAGTACACTTTTACTTCTTTACCTTCGATTTGCTGACGAATGAATGTATCCTCGACAATATCTATATCCTCTACTCCAGCGAACTCAGCTGCTTCCTCATACCATAGAGACATAACATAACCTTTTGCAATCTTAGCTGACTTTAGTTTTAATGGATCGTCACAACCATAGAAGTAAAAAGCTGTACCTGTTTTCTTATGCTTAATAATTAGTGGAGATTTACCGAAGTAAAACTCACCTTCTACACCAAGCATATAAATGGCCCATTTAATTTGCTCATATATAGAAGTAGAAAGGTACTTGCCGACTTTTCTCAAGCAAACCACGTTACCCTGGTCATCTTCCAAAAAGTCTGTTACAAGCTTCATAGAAATAACCGATGATTTCATTGAAGAACGACCGCCTTTTGCAACGATATGCGATTGTTCAGCAAGCCACAACGAATAGAAATTGACGTTCATCAAGTCCATGATATTAACTGTCTTGGTCATTTTCCATCGCCTTCCTCATGGCTTCTGTATCGTTTACAATGATGACTCGGTTACCATTACTGGAGTCGTCTGTAAGATCTTTTATTTCAGCTTTTGTCTTCTCAACATGAACCTTCTGCACTTCCATCTGCATGCGATGACGTTCCTCTTCAATTTGACGCTTGAAGTTATCGGGAACTAAGTCGAAGTATTGAGCGAGCTTATCAAGAGCTTTCATCTTGTCAGCGAGCTTAATCGATACGCCGTCTTTACCCTTTTTAACTTCGGTAATAATGGATCCATCTACCAAATCTGCCTCTTGTAAATCAACGAAGTTTATCATTCTAGTGAATTGATTTCCTTCATCATCTTGAAACTCAACTTCTCTTTGCCCAAAAGTAATGTAGTTAGTAATATCAGCAAAAGCAATCTTGATATACTCTTTCAATACATCCATCGCTTCCACAAATACATTCTCAACTAACTCACCTTTTAGTTCCTTTATATAGGAAGCAACTCGTTCACGTCGTAGCAATCTACTACTCTGTACATGAGCACTCTCTTTGGCATATCCGGCCTTTATTGCAGCTTGTGTACCATTGAAGTATTTTACAAAATATAAACAAAAGAGCCGTTCCTTTTCGGTCAGCTCTTCATCCTCTAAAATCTCTTTTAATTTCTCTTTTGTTTTGGGATTTTTAACAATGGTAACGCTCCTTTTCGCAATAGTTACGTTACCATTCATTTGTTCGTCCCAATTGTCCTGTGATTTCCACTTTCTGATTTGTGAAGGATTCTTTATATCGAGTTCCTTTGCAATCTCAACAAGCGTCTTCTCACCTTTACTTGCTTTATATATTTCAAATGCTTTGTCACGATCTGGGCTACGTTGCCTAGCCATATTCACCACCTCGCGGTAATCCCTTAATAGTTATTTAATTACTCTAATCATTAATGTTTCATTACAAGCAGGACAAGGATCACCTAATATCTCTCGGCCGCTAATTGTCCGTTGTGGTTCTAACACAGTCATTGATCTTCTATGTTCAATAACTGGTGGGTCGAAATGATTTATTTCTTTCCCTGTCCCTTCACAGTATGAACAAGTAATTACTTTTGTTGGAATTGCTGCCACATCTACCACCTCACGATAAACTCTATTAGTTTTTTTGTTTAAGCTTTTAGGAATTCGTCAATCGTCTTATCTAACACACTAATAAGCGTTTCCCTTGTTTGCTTCGGTGTCATATCATCACTTATTTCGTTATGCATAGCTACAGCCTTTTCTAGTTTCTGTGGATCAATGCGTTGTTTTGCTAACCCCACACCAATAACATTTATTAACTGACCGATAATAACTGTTTGTTCTTGTTTACTTAGTTTCATTTCTCTAACTCCTCCTTATGGTAATTCCTTTATAAAATAAAAAAGCAGCGGATTCGCTACTTAATAATTCATCGTTTAAATTGTTCGTGCGAATGTAAACTTTTACCCATTAGTTTACATTCAAAACATTGATTTCATTGAACTCATAGCGTTTTAGCTGTTTTAGCAAAAACCACTAACAAAAGTATACATTCAAAGTATTGATTTTAAAGGGATTGTGAAACCACCCTGCATTTTGTTAACTATCTCTATTTTTGTTCGTTGAGTTGTTTGTTTTGTTAGGATTACTTATCTAACAGATAATCCACCCATTCAACTTCTTTCTTCAATTCTTCATCGGACATATTCTCTAATCCTTTAAGAGTGTAATCTTCTCCAAACTCTTTTCCGCCTTCAATGACGAATCGAATCATTTCTTCTCTAGTCATCCCCATATAATCCACCCTGTTCCTAATCCGATTAAGAAGGGAATACATGACATCTTCAGTACATACCACTTATACTCCCAAAAGAACTCTAGTACGTCTCTTCCAGTTACTGGACCCCACATTCCCCTCACCCCTTATCATTCTTTAACGCTTTCAACTACTCCATTTCCTTCTTCACTGACTCATCTCACCAATCCGATATCCGAAGTAGATCACCAATAATGTAACAAGTGTACCTACAAGATATCCTGTAAGTCCTCCTAACCAAAACATCCTATCACTTCCTTCACAAAATAAAATAAGACGCTGTACCGATCACGGCAGTGCCTAGGATAATTGCTATTGGTTTAATCACAACTTAAATCCAGATTTTTTCTTCTGTATTATTAATTCGTTGTATGATGTCTGAAGG